TGTTTCCGGAACAAGTTCGTCAAAGAATGGCATAGTTTGATCTTCCTCAAAACCGTCGTCGCCCGCAGGGCGCGACAGTGTTTTTTGTTTTACTATAGTTTTACTATAAGTGGCCTCCACTGGTTGTAGAGGGATCCTCCACTGGTTGTAGAGGGATCCTCCACTGGTTGTAGAGGGATCGCAACAACCAGTGGACCCCCCTGTCATATCCACAAGTGGGATCAATTGACGTTGAATACCGACTTTTCTCCACTGAAGAAGCCCCAGTTTCACGAATCTGGTAACTTCGTTTCCTACACGCACGGGGCTTGATTGGATCGTCTCTGCTAGCTGGTTATTGGTCGCGTAACAGTGACCGATCGACTGAGAAAGTCCACAGATTAAGCCAAGGAGGACACGTTCCATGGGGGATAAATCCCCCAGTAATGTCGACGTGAACGACGTGCGCGGGAGCCAGATACCCGCGAAGTCTGTACCGTCCTCCAAGACGACAAGTGGGGTGATCTGGCGTCTATCATCTACTGTTTGACATTCGATAACGTCCATATCCAAGAGTCGGGCCACCATGTTACTCACCGAATTTGGACTGGAGCCGAGTGCAGCCGCCAGCCAAGCGTTCGTCGCGTAGCAGTGTCCTTTGGATTTGGAAAGTCCGTAGATCAAACAATAGAGGACTCGACCCGCGTGGGACAGGTCAACCATCAACGGCAAAGTGAAAGCCGTACTGGGGAGCCAGATACCTTTGAAGGACTTGTCACTCTTCTTCACTGTCCCTCTCCTCCAAGACGACAAGAGGGGACAGACGTCTTTTATTCCGAACAACACGACACGAAAGAACTCCCTTGCTTTTGAGCTCGGCTACCATGTCCCCAATCGAAGTCGGGCTACAATTGAGGGCCTTGGCCATCCAAGCATTCGTCGAACGGCAATACCCTTTAGTTTTCGCCAAACCATAGATCAAACAATAGAGGACCTGCTCCCCGTGGGTCAGGTGGTGCAAGGGGGCGTCTGGTGTCGTGTAAGACGAGAAGGGAATCCAGACACCTTCCCAGTTTCGTTCTTCTTCGTGCATGTCATCTATCCAAGAAGGATCGCAGGTATCTCGTTTCCCGCTTGGTGGCACAGCCAGCGTCCTTGCTGTCGAGGACCACGTTAACCGTTTCGCCCGGGAACGGTTCCAGTTCGTCACACAAGGCGCGGGCCCTGCGCTGGGCGTCCTCGCTGCTGTCAAAGCAAATAACCCGTAAAGGGTATTTGGCTAGGTGTAGGGCTTGGGACCGGGAGAAGCCCACCCCACACGTACACACAGCCCCGGGACCGGTGCGGAACACGTCGAAGGGTCCCTCGTGGGCTACACAAGCATGCCGACAGTAATCCTCCCCGAATAGAAGACTCTTATGGGGAATAGATTCCTGCTCCGTCCCAGCGGAGAGATACCGTGTCCCTTCATCGGATAGAGACCGGGTCGTCCATGACACGACTTTGCCATGGTACGTGATGGGGATAAAGATACGCCACCCAAGGAAAGCATGAACCCCAATTCCTTGGAGGTTCCATAGTCGCTTCATTTCCTTGACGTTTAACCCACGGCCTCGGAGGTAGTCCCGGTGAACCCGCATCAAGGGGACCACCCCGGAGGGGAGTTTCAACGTCCCCGTGTGTTCGACCCGTTCCTCGTAGCGGGGTCGCTCTACGTCTCGGAGGAGGTGTTTGACAGCGGACGGGGTTCGTCCAGATATTTCGGCTAACGTCTCAGCGAGATTATGAGGACCACAAATCCAGCAGTTGACGTAGCCCCCACGGGTATTAAGACCCATGTGATATTTAGATGTGGACGCCCCGCAGAAGGGACAGTCGAAATTGATCCAACCGTCGCGGGTATGATGGTGCCCTTCGGGGGCCATGGGGACATTCAAGTCTGAAAGCAGTTCTCGAAAGTCCATACGAAACTCATCCTTACAAGGCGGTAGACTCCCCCGCTACCGCTTCGGGACATATCGCCGGACGCTATTGGGTGGTATTAGTTGATCTTGCGCATGGGACACCTCCTGTTCTGTTGGGGGACAAGTCCTTGGGGGACTAGCTACTTAAATATCGGATGAGACCGTCTACCGGTTGTCATGTCGTACTGAGTCACGGTTGTGGCTCCTTCATTGCGGCCATCGCTTCGAGCACGGCAGCATCGTAATCTTCAAGCCACTCACAGAGTCGACCATGACCGCGAATCTCTGACCACGGTACAGGATCGCCATTGAGATGCAGACCGTAGACGCCTTTCGATTCGTCGATCAGGTCCTCAACAGCCATCAGGCCGACGCGAGCGACGTTCAGTTCAGCCCGCAGCCGGAGCACCTCATCCGCCATCGCGTCGGAGATGCTTTCGCCTACATTTCCCGGCTTCCCGCATCGCTCCCATGCTACATGAGTCGCGTTCATCACGGACGTTGCGGACTCTTTCCAGTCGAGAAGCCGGGTACGATCTGAAATGCACTCTCGAAAACGCTTGCCGATCTCGTCTCGCACATCCCGCAGCCGGTCACGTTCGGCGGTCACGTCGGCGAGTTGCTGACGGAGCGACTCGCTCTCTGCGCGGAACGCATCCAGCATCTTGTCAACACCACCGTGCCAACCGACGCCAATGAGACGGCCCTCGGCCTCACCGCACTTACGGGATAGCTCCTCGACCAGTTGGAGATTCTTGACGGCTTCGGCCCGCAGTTCAGCCAGTTCCTTCAACGCTGCTGGATAGTGATTGCAGGCTTCGATGATGTAGGCGTGGTTCTGCGAGCTGTCTTCGCGATCACTCATCCATGCGATCGCATCGCAGATGTCGTCTTCATAGATCGAAACGCACCTACCGACAGGACCGTTTCCGTTCTCGTCCAGTTGCGAGCAGTCAACCTGTTGATACCACGGCATTGGCGTCGCGGCCTGTGCCAGTTCCAGGCCGCGAGTGATGTCGGCGGTTTTGTTGACGTCGGTCATGGTGTGGCCTGTGCTAGCGTCTGGGTGATCTCTTCAACGTGCAAGAGCAACGTCTCCCGCCCCCGACCGTGTGTTCGCCAATTTGCCAAATCACGGGCAAGGTGACACGCGGCGTTCTTGTCCACGGCGTCCACTTCGATGTTGAATCCAACGAAGTAGGCTCGCCAGCGTTTGAGTTCGGTGGTCGTCGGGGTTGGTTCGCGTTTGGGACCTGCCCATTTCGGCTCCTGTCCACTTTCAATCGTTTCACACGTTGTATCAAAGGAAGTTTGGACAGCATGATTGTCCACGTAGACCACAAGAGCCCCACCCCAGAAGAACTCCTCGACCTTTCGCCCGCAAACGGTCTTCTGTCTATCTGGTCTCATGGGGAGTCCTTTGGTTTTGTGTCCGTGTCCACTTGCGTGATATTGAATAGTCGGAAGAACGCGTCGATCCACGTTCTTCGCTTGTTGAGGGCATGTCCATCGTCCCAGATCACATCCCGGGCTTCCATTGAAACAATCTGAGGATGAAAGCAGTGGTTCGGGAATTCCGTGTTTTCGAGGACGTCCCGAATCTCCTTTGGCCCAAGACAGTCGTGATCTACAATCATCAGCGTGACGCGATAAACCTTGGTGACGTTACTCATGTTTTCCTGCTTCGTTTCTCAATCTCGAGGTCCAGTAGGTCCATCAGGTCCCCGCTGTTCGCCGGGACCCCACCGTCCAGCACATTGTCCAGAATCCCTTGCTTGTGCTGGATCAACCGGATAAGGTCGTACTCGATCGTGTCTCGCACGACCAGATAGTAGCACATGACGCCACGTGTTTGACTGATCCGGTGGGCACGTGCTACGGCTTGGTTGACCTCCCCCGGTGTCCATGGGATTTCGATCATCCCCACGGTCCGGCTGGCGGTCAGCGTGTACCCTGTTCCCCCAGCTTGGACGTTGGCCAGAATCAGCTTTGTTTTTGGGGCCTTCTGGAACTTGTCAACGGCTAGTTGCCGCTTCCGCCCTGTAACGGACCCGTCCAAGAGTACGGACCGGGAATGGTAGTGTTCCTGCAGGGGTTTCAGTACCTTCTTGTGGATACCGAAGATGATCAGTTTGTCGTCGGTCTCTTCGAAGAACGTGTCAATCCATTCCTTCACGGCTTGGAGTTTCAGTTCCCCGATCAGACGTCGGAGGTAGCCACGTTTGACCATCCGTTCCGCCCGCATGGCTTTATTAGCCTTCGCCGGGGACTTCTTCTGTAACCATTGGATGAAGTCCTTCTCCGCGTCATCATACTCCTTGCGGTTCTTGATATCCAATAGAACCACGTTATGAGTGATCGGTGGCAGGTCTTTCAGCACGTCTCGTTTCAGACGCCGAATCATCCCCCGCTTCTTCAACCGGGCATGGAGTAGGTCAAGGTTCTTGGCCCCCTTGTATTCCCAGTAGCCGCGGAAGTTCCGTTGCGGGTCACAATACTTCCAAGCGAACCGTTGGAACTTGGAGTAATGCTTGGGCCACAGGATGTGCAAGATGGGGAACAGCTCTGCCGGGCGGTTGGTGAGGGGTGTCCCCGTCAGGGCAATGATATGCGGGACTTCTTTGCACAACGCCGTGACGTTGCGGGACCGTTGGGATTCCGGGTTCTTACAGAAATGGGCCTCGTCGATAATGATGAGGTCTGGTTTGAGCGAAGAGAGGTATTCCCTCCAATCCGCGAGGATGTCGTAGTTGATAATGATGATACGATGTTTGACGAAGATACTACGACGCTTCGGGGGTTTCCGTCCACTGCACACGGCGGCCCGAACTCCAATGTGAGTCAGAGCCTCCCGTTCCCAGTTGTATTTCAGGGACGCCGGACAGATCACAATGCAAAGGGCGTCGTCCCCAAAGTTCCAGTCGAACCACGTCAGGGACTGGAGAGTGTTGTGTGTGACAACGTAGTTCTTCCCAGTCAAGTAAAGGTGCCGTGGATTGTTCACGCTAATGCATTGAGTGGGTTGATTTGGACGTCTGTTAATCCGAACAATACATCGTTTTTTGACGCGTTTAGCCTCAACAGGTTTCCAATTAGTCGCTTTTCTGCTTACATGGAACGGGGATACATCCATTTGGATGAACACAGCAATATCCACTCCCGTATCTCTTGGGTAGGAATGAATGGATGCATACCCACCCAACGAATCTACGAGTTGCTTGACTTGCTTTGCGAGTTTCTTACTCCTTGTATGGTAATTCGATTGATTCTGTCTAGAACAACTTCCATCCGCATCCATCAGTCCACGGAGCAGCTCTAGTCTTTGATCGATCGAAGCTGTCATATAAGACGCTGGAATGGTTTTGAACCGTGACGTAGTTGCTTTTAACCCACACTCCCACCAGTGCTTGAGATGCCCCTTTGGATAGCTAAATCGAACACACCCAGTTGAGGGGCTGTCTACCCGAGTAGGGGTTGGGATTCTTCGAGCTACCTCCTCTATGTCATTATTATTGATAACGACACTTCCACATCCGCTTTTCTTGGTGTAGCATCCGTTGGCGATCAGGAACCCCAGGAAGTAAGGGTCCATTGGCAGTACAGCGTGTGGGTACTGAACCGGACCTTGTCTTGGAATCCAGAACTTAGGCTGTGAACCGGAGTGTGATTTTCCTTGATTGAGAAGTCCGCGGTTTTTTATTTCTTTTGTAGTGAGCGTACGCCACGGCGTTCCATATTTGGCTTGTCGTTTGTTGCCATTTTGATCGTTGACTAGCCATAAGTGGTCCGGGCCAGCATCCGTATAGGACCCGTCACTGAAGTGGACCCGGTAGACTCTCTGACTTTGCTGTGGGAACACTCCTGTGATGAGTGTGGGTGTCCCGTCATCGGAAAAAATGGAGTCCCCCACCTCCAGCTGACCCATAGGGACAAAGCCGTTAGGTGTTGGAATCAGTGATGTCAGGGGCTCCTGCTTGCCCAGCCCCATTTCATCTGCGAGGAGCGAGCGTCCGTCCGCTTTCGAGATCAGTTGGACGCCCTGCTTCTGGTACGGGTAGAGCTTGGTCATGATCTAAGCATTCTGCTCGGATGATAGAAATCCCGTCTGGTCCCGTAAAACCGAAGACTACGCGTTTACCTTGGACAGACAGGACCTTGAGTGTAATGCCCCCAGCAATGACAATTTCTTCATTGGGGCGGCGTGAGAGAACAAGCATAGAACCTCCTAGGACAAGGACGTCCTGTACAGCAATGATGGATAGATAACCCGTGGGAGCCTGACCCTAGACTTTCGATCCCTCGCAGCTTGCACCGCTTCTTCTACAGTTTCGGGTCAGGCTCTGAAGGGGTTGGTGGAATGGAGACGTGGAGAAGCGGTCCGAGAACACACCTCCCCCGCTCGTCCCTCCACCAACCCCTCTCACGGGCCACGTGGCCTAACAGAGGGCTGTCGAGATCTCGGAGAACGCGTTCTCCACACGTTCCTCCTCCCAACCCATCCCGTCCAGATATTGTCGGAGGGTGTACTTCACGTCTTTCCGCCCCTCCTTGTGGACCACACGTTGAAGGTCCCGGGGCGTGTCGAGCACGAGGGACACGATGGCACGGGCATCCTCGGAAACTTCTTCGAGGAATTCCATGAGGGAGAAGGGGTGAACCCGGTCCGCGGTTTCGATGTCTTCGACAGCGTTGTACCGCACGCGGTGTTTCGTTTCCGTGCGGAGCAGTTCCATCAGTTTGAAATTCACCATGTTCCGGACGTAGGTCGGGAACGTACCTTTCTCATGGTCGTACCTATTGTACGCAAGGGTGTAGCCGTAACACCCTTCGGAGAACAGCTCCTCCCGGGTCCCGTAGAGGTCCCCGTATTTCCTGTGGAACTTGTGGACGCAGTCCCAGACCAGCAGCTTGACGTCTTCGAAGCTTTCCTGTGCGAGAAGTTCGCGGGCGGTTGCCATTTTGGCTTCCTTTTCTTGGGGGATGTAGAGGCACTCCCGTTGTGGGAGGGCCCATTGTACGGGGGTGTAAACCCACCGTCAACCCGACCGGGGTCTACAATTTTGGTCGTGGCTGTCCGACCGAATTTTGAGCCCGCAACGTGGGCAGCGTGGACGTGGAGGGGCTTGTTCCTTCTTGGGTTTGACTGGGGCAGTCCTTGTCGTCTGCTGTCCTTTCCCGGACATGGTTTGCAGGAGCCTCTCGAACCCCAAGTTCACGAGGTGTTCCAAGGGACCGGGGCTCTCCGTGTCGATCACCTCGTACTGTTTTTGAGCCTCGCACTTGCCGGCGACAGGGCATCCGTTGCAGGGGTGGTCCTTGGTCAGAATCATCAACCCCCGGAACAGCTCCCCAAAAACGGACCGGGCGTCGTCTACATTTGGGCGGACGTCCGCTCCAGTCTGAATACAACCCACCGCGTGCAGTTCCTCGAATGTGCCGGAAAGGAAAGCTCTCATGTCGTTCCTAGTTCAGATGATTTGTTTTCTGAGTCACGTGTGGTTTGTTCTGCGGGTTCAGCTCATACTCGGCCCCATCCATCCATCCAACATTGTAATCCGAGGGGTTGTTCTGTTTCTTTTGAACTTTGGATTTCACTTGTTTGATGTTTAAGATATCCGTGGAGTACCGGTCGAGCGCTTCCTCTTTACAAAGCACAAGGGACGTTCCAGGAGTAGTGGGTTTTGCCTCCTGTCCTTGTTTTTTTACCTTGAAGAATAATCCACGACTAAAGCCCTCACAGTAAGCGCGACGGCGTGCCTGTAACCCACCCCCACCGCTCCCAACCTTCACCGAGGCCATAGCACGGATGACCACCAACAACTCCAGGAAAAGTAATTTCGCGACCAGAATGTCCTGCTCCATTCCGTAAAACACATAGTGAGTCAGCCGTGTGGTACGGTCCGGGGTTTTCGGGTCCGGGCGGTAGTACCACCGAACACCACAAATTTCACTGACAAGATGCAGCAGAAGTTGTTCGAATGGACGTGGCATTGTTGTGGACCGTGCTGTTTCCTCCTTGATTTCTACGGTGAAGGCTTTCCCACGACTTTGACGGAGTAACACTTCCTCCATCGCGACGTTATGTTCATCCATCAACTTGCGTGCGACAGCCATTGCCGATTCGACCTCGGCTTCCGACGCCCCGTTCTCACGGGTCCGCTTCATCAGGGCTTCGAGCTTGGTCAGAATACTGTCACGGTCCGCCATGTTGTTCCCATGTCTAAAGGCTACTCGTTCTCACCCCCTAGTAGAAGAG